CTTCCTGGACGAAAGCCTGCAAGTTCCTTGCGATCGCTGATCTGCACTTCCACGACCTTCGCCATGAAGGTATCAGCCGGTTATTTGAGATGGACTGGGATATACCGCGCGTGGCGAGTGTTTCCGGCCACAGAGATTGGAATTCGATGCGGCGGTACACACACCTGCGTGGAAAGGGTGACCGATATTTGGGGTGGGAGTGGCATGAAAAGATATTGAGGGCGCCCGTCCAACTGGGCGCCGCATCAATGAAGTGGCTCAAACGACGTGTTTTAACCCGTTGAGCTGATTGTGCTCTTTAACCGCGGCCGCGCGCTGCAGGTCAAGGTACGCGGCCAGGTCGGTGAGGTGGATCCCCTTGGCTGACTTCTGGCTCGGCTCCAGGCGGGTAATGGGCAGCTTGATCTGCCCGCTCATCACCTTTCGCTGGAACATCTCTGGCGTCAGGTGCGTGAAGTAGTCCCGGCATACCAGCTCCAACGAGATAATCGCCTGTCCGTCGTATTGGGCCATGAGAATGAAGGCTGTGTTCATGGTGATCCCCTCACATTCGAAACGATTGATGATCAAAAGCCGGTGAGGCTTTGTGTCGTGCGCTTTTCGCATCATCACCCTGAGTTTCGCAAACGAACCGATGCCGCTTACGATTGGGCGCAGTTAGCGCCTCGGTCATGCCAGGCAAGGCGTCGGTGCAATGCTCATAGGCGTAAGGGCCGCTCCAGCTATCAGCCCTCACCACCTGGCAATCCGTACGGGTCGCATCCGCGCACAGGTAAAGCAAAAGGAATACGGTCATGGTGCATTCCCCGCGCCGCAGTTCGGGCAGTCTTCAAAACGTTGACGCTCGGTGAGAAAACGCCCGCAGCCTTCGCAGTTGAGTCGGTCGCTGTATATGCGTTTGCGCAGGCGCTTGAGCTTTGGCAGCTTAAGGCCGACTGAGCGCAGTGCCTGCCTGTGGTCGAGCTGCGCGGCCTGAACAACAGGCCGTGAACGCTCGACGATGTATCCGCACGGCCAAAGCTCAAAGCCTTGGGCCAGGTACCCAGCGGCATCTGCCGCCCCCGGGTGGATGGCGTCATCCAGGTTGGCGGTTGGGCTTTTGCCGCCGCGCCACACCAGATCATTGCCGTCCCACTCGCGTGCGTAGGCCACATATACGCGGCCGTCTTCGTTGCGGTAGGCCTCGGCCTCTGACCTTCTGAGGTACTGGAAGTCAACACCTACCTCTGCGCGAGTGCGGACGTACTCCACTGGCCAGGGCAGGTCGGTTTCGCGGCATTCGTACTGCTTGACCGCGCGCGCCCGTTTGAACTGCTCAGCCTCGTTCAGGTTCGAGGTGTAGCCACCACCCTCGCGCCAGAACATGGCCCGGCTGCCGACATTGCTACGGCTGTCCTGCAAGAAGAAGAGGTCAGACATGACCAACCTCCTGCTGAGCCACGCTCAACGCAATCGCCACCGGCTGCACCCAAATCGACACGTTGCTGAGCATGAACGTCTCCCCAGCCTCGGAAAGGAGCAGCGTCATGCCGAATACGTCGGCCATCGCCTTTGCCGCCGCGCGCGGCACCGCGTTGCCGATCCGCTCCCGGTGGTTGCCATCATTGATGCCGTCCAACAGAAAGAACCGCGCTTGCTCGATCTTGCGCACCCGCTGCATCACCTGAATTTCATGGGCGGTCTGCGGGTCCGTTGACCAGTGGTCCTCTGGATCAAACAACGATTGCAGCGCAGCCAGTTCAAGGGTGGTGAACGGGCGGTGCCAAGTACCGTCCAGGCTGGTGATCATGCAGGTCAGGCGGTCGTTAGGCGCTGGCATGCGCTGATCAGCAACCGACCACCGTCCGTTGTCGTGGCAGGCACTGGCGGAAACGGCGCCGGCCGGGGTGTTGTAGTCGACTACACCGTAATGACCGCCAGTCAAGTAGGCATCGCCCTTGGTGCGCGACATGCCCGGGCGCGGATCAGCGATCGATAAAGCCCCGCTGGCGACCTGTTGTGATCCGGTCACGGTCTTGGCGCTCTCGCACCAGGGCGTGATCCGCAGCTTTTGCGTGCTGGCGTTCGGGTGCCAGTTTTTGTAGGCGGGATCTGCCACAGCAAAAGCGCCTTGTCCGGTGGTGCTGCCGGCGATTACGGTGCCGGCCGGCTTGCTGTAGTCGGTGACCAGGTACTTGCCGAAGCCTTTGGACGGTTGCCGAGGGTCTGCCACAGCCTGCCCGCCGGAGCTGGGCCCGTGCCCTGCGGTGACAGTGCCTGCGGCTTGGTCGTTGCGAACCACGCGGAACACATTGTTGTGACGCTCACCGCCCATGCGCGGATCCGCAACGCTGAACGTACCTTGTCCTGGGCTACGTTGGCCGGTGACTACGCCGCAGTGACGGTCATAGGGCAGCACGCCGTATTGCGTGTATTCGAATTTACTGGTGGGCCGAGGGTCGGCTACCGAGAATTTGCCGTTGGTTGGGCTCGACCGGCCGGCGACCGTGCCAGCAGTGTCCTGCCAGTCATGCACCCCCATATAACCAGCACGATATTCCGGCACGATGACGAAGTCGCGCAGATACCCATCCTCGATCGCAAACCGGCTCAGACTACGCCAATCCTTCCCTGCCTCCACCAGGGCCAAGCGTACCCATGTTTTCCACTGCAACGCCGGCACCCGGTGCATCGGCCCCGCCTGATCGATGTCGCCGGCCAGCGGCATGCGGCTCAGCACGTCACCGACGGCGCGCAGGCTGCGTTTTTCAGGTTCATACAGGAACGCTGGAACCTGCTCGACGTGCCTGGCCACTAGCAAGAAACGCTTGCGGCTCTGTGCCAGTCCGCCGATTTCGCCACAGTCGTGGGTAGTTTCCGCCACCGCGTAGCCGTAGTGGCGGAGCAGCTTGGTGATCTGGTCCAGCAGGTAGCGGCCACGGGTAGCCAGGCGCGGCACGTTTTCGAACACGATCAACTTCACCGGGTTGTGCTTCCAGGCTTCGCACATCAACCACACACAGCGCAACGTCAGCTCATTGAGCGCCCGGTACTTGGGCGTCTGGCTCATCGTCTCGGACAGTAGCCCCGAGGCCCCTTTGCAGGGGCTGCTGATAAACACTGCATCCGGGTCTTCATTGCCGGCGGCACGGCGCAGATCCTCCGCCGTGGCTTCCTTCCAGTCGGCGGGTGGCTGCTGACCGTGGAACGCGGCGAACTGCTCGCGAGTGAACAGGTCCATCAGCGTGCCAGGCACACCGGTCATCATTTGGAAGTCGCGCAAGCCGGCTGGGTCTACATCGACGCCGCCCAGGCAGCGCCATTCAGCTTGCACGGGGCCCAGGACTGGTTTGGAGTCGCTAAAGCCAGCGGCACCACTACCCAGGCCGCAGCAGAGGTGGAAGTGGGTGAGGGTGCGCTTAAGCATTGGACACCTCCACCAGCTCGACGTCGTCGTAACCTGGTGCGTCCACATCAGCCGCGATAACACGTATTCCACAAAAGCCGTACGGCCCGCGCTCAGTGCCACCCCAACCTTCCTCGTTGTGAAGGTCTTGGGTCCAAAAGTGCCCAGGATTATCACCCGTCATACAGTGTTTAGTCGTGATGCTGAAGCTAGCTCCACCTTCGCTCAGCATCCGGTAGATCATCGTCTGACCAAACAGGCGGATAACGGTACGGACGATATCGCCGTTTTCAGCGGAGAGCCGATCACCGGCATTCGACCAAAAACCATTGATCAGTGATGCGGTTTCCTCGGTCAGTACGTCGTGGTTCACCTCAAGAGTTACCTCGTATTCCTTCCACGTTTCCTTGACCAGGTATCGCTTGATGTTCGGTGGGGTGCTAGCCTCTACGGCGCTGCTGCTTTGGGTCTGTGCTTGCATGGTGCTGCTCCTTTGTAGTGGTAGGTGTCGGGGAGTTGGCGCTCCTCGACACCATCTTTCAGGCCGGTTTGGCCTGGTCTTGCTCAATGATCGTTATGACTTCGTCCCGGTCTTTCGCATAAGCGAAGGGCAGTTCGCCGCCTGGGCGAGTGATGGGGTAGCGCGACTCTGGCAACCTGCATAGCGCGACGGTGTAGCCGTTGTCAGTAACCCAGCAGTTCTGCTGGACTTGCCCGTCCCTATTGCGTTTCGGCGCCCATTTCATGCCCAGGTACCTATCAATTCTTCCCAGATCGCATCGCCGTCGGGCAGGTACGTATGCACCTCTTGCTCTGGCGAGTAATCCAGTTGCAGCACTGCCAGGCAGTCGTCGAACAACGCGGTGTCGAGTCCCCGCAGGCTGGTCAGCACGAAGGGATAGTCGTAGCCGTTGTAGAGCCCGAGCAGGAATCGACCGATCACCTCGCTTTGGCCTGTACCGCGCTGGGCGACAGGGACCAGGCGAGTCAAAGCCTCGATACCAGCCTTGCGGATGGCGGGGCGTTTGGCTTCGAAATCTTGCAACTGCTGAAACCAGTTGGGCTGCGGTTTTTGGGCGGGCGTATTCATGCGGGTTCTCCTTTCGAAGGCCGGATCAATAGGGAAGGGTGTCGGTGAAGGCGACGTCGTGGACCAGCTTTCTGGCCTCAAGCTGAAGGTCTTGCGAGATCGAAAGCAGGCTGCACATTAGGTCGATCAGGCATATCAGCTGTGCGCAATTTAGGGCGGTGCGAGCGTTCAGGCCGGCCCCGTATTTGCGCGTTAGCTGGCCCTGATAGCAGGGTAAAAACGTTTGGATGGTGCTGATGATCCAGTCTTCGGACTCGGCTACCTTGCTGGTGAACTCACTTGCCTCGCCTGCCTTAAAGTCGGCGATGACTTCCGGCCGGACCCTGGGCCTATGGGCGCCGTCAGTTGAAAG